TCCTATTGGAAGTACTATAAATAATCTATAAAAATTATTAAAATGTCGAAAGCAATTAGAGTACCAGAAGCAGATTCAATGCCTTTTGAAAGGTGGACTGCTTACATGTGGTGCATATTAATAACCAAAGGCTTAACCAAAACTCACTATCTATGTACAGTAGGTGGTGAGAGTTGGATTAAACCTCATTAAAATTAATAATATGGGTAGTATAAAAAATGTTAACAGAAAGACTTTTGTCATTAGGGAATCAGGAAGGAGTAGTGATTATATTACTCCCTCTTTTGGTTATGGATGTCTATTTAATTGCTCATATTGTTATATGAAAAGACATCTACCTAAAGGATTGACTATTGCAAAGAATCCTAATGAGATTCTTACTGAAATTAATAATCATGTAATGTTTGCTGATGTAGAAAAACCTAATCAGACACATGAAGAATACATTACTTATGATATATCTTGTAATGAAGATTTTGCATTACATCACAAGTACCATAACTGGGAAATGATATTTGAATTTTTTAAAAATCATCCTAAAGCTATGGGTACTTTTGCTACTAAAACTATACCTGTAAAATTTTTAGAGTTTGATCCTCTGAAGAAAGTAAGAATTAGGTTTAGTTTGATGCCTCAAGTTATTTCTGATATTTTAGAACCAAACACTTCTAAAATAATAGATAGAATAAAAGCTGTAGATGCTTTTATTGAAGCAGGTTACGATGTGCATCTGAATTTTAGTCCTGTTATTTATTATGACAAATGGCTACAAGATTATGAAGAGTTATTTGAAATGTGTGATCAATATATAGATTACAAAGACCAAGTATTAGCAGAAGTTATTTTTATGACTCACAATAAAAAGAAACATCAGTATAATGTAGAAAATAATATTTCAGGTGAGCATTTATTATGGGTTCCTCATTTACAAGAGAGTAAGACTTCTCAATATGGTGGTGAAAATGTGAGATATGCTTCTACGTTTAAAGCTCAATGGATTAATGAATGGAGAGCATTACATGACAGAGTAATACCTTGGAACACAATACGTTATATATTTTAAACCAAAACAAATATGAGTGAAGAACAAGTTGAAGAATTAAAAAATAAACACGAAGCAATAAGAACTGTTTTAATGAATAACAATTGTGAGGAATATGGCGATTGCATCATTGATGAGATATGTGAGGCTGTTGGAATATTACCCACAACTGTTTATTATATAGAGGGAGAGTAAAAGAAATAGTATAAAAAAGTATTTTGTAAGCTACGCTCAGGCAGTAGCAATTGATAAACTAATAAAATTATTGAAATGAAAAAAAGTTTAGCATTATTTATTATAAGTATCTCATTCTCTGTATATAGTCAAGATAAATCTGATGTCTATACAGAGTTTAAGAATCAGTTAATTGAAAGTGGAATTAAGTATCCAGAAATTGTGCTACATCAAGCAAGGCTTGAAACTGGTAATTTTACCAGTAGAGCATTTGTAGAATTAAACAATTGTTTTGGTTTCCAAATGGTTGCTGGAGAATTGATACAGTTCTCTACTATTAAAGATTGTATAGAATACTACGCTTGGTGGCAAAGAAGTCACTATAAAGGTGGGGATTATTATGCTTTTTTAGATAGTATTGGATATGCAATAGATCCAGAATACATTAAAAAACTTAAAGAATTTTAAGAGCAAGTCCAAAACCCTTATGACTTTAAACTGTAACCTACCAAAAATGGTAAAGATTGTATTAAAAAAATTAAAGATAGTTTGGCAGACAACCTGCAATACAATTAGGAATAGATGCAACTGTATGAGATATGTTGCTTAGTGAATCGTGAAATGTTTAAAGGAAAAAGAAGCGATTGAAATGTGTACCATCCATCACCAATGAACAGTGGGAGATGCACAGACACTATTGGGAGCCGAATACTAGCGATCTAACTATTTTTATTGCAAGCTTTGTTGAGTATACTGAAGATTGAAATGTGGAGGGGTGCACACCTGCCATTCAATTGATAGTTGGTGGTTAAATGTCATGGGAG